CGCTTGTTGAATAAACTTGTTGAAGTCCTGTGCGTTTGTCCATGTCTTTACTTCTTTGGTGTCAATGTCATAGGTGCAGCAAACCCAGATGCGGTCATGCTTCAGGTTTGTTTCAATATCCAGTGCAACTCTCATGTAGGTAGATTCCATTTGCTACGGTGTTAAATATTTTATCATATCCCATTCCTTTTAGCAAGTCATCAAAGTCCTGGATCTGTCCCTCATTCTCCACGCAGATAACCTTTGGCCTTGCTTCCATACTCAGCAGCACTGGGTAGTCATATCCTTCGATGTCAATACAAAGTAAATCAGGGACATATAAACTATTAAACAAGCTGTCGATTGTAACAACTGGAATCTCTTTGACTTCACGAATACTAAAATGTCGGTACTTATCTACAAACTCAGACACTTTCGTAAAATCAAAACTATTCCTGCCTGAGAAGGCATCAATCATGTAGAAAGGCAGAGTGCCTATTGAGCAGCCAACCCCAACATTCAGGATATTATCCTCTGGCCTAGCGTCTTCAAAGGCAAGGATGTGGTTAGGGTTAGCCTCTACACATACGCCTCTCCAGCCACGCTCATACAGCAGCGCAGTGTTGCTGATGTTAAATGGGTGGTGTGCGCCAACATCGAAGTACTTCCCTTTCTTTATACCTAAATTATAAAATACATTCAGCAGGATAAGGTCCTCTCCAAACTGTGAGTAGGTCTTATCACCGAATGCTTGGTCAGGATGACTCATAGTTCCTCCACCACAGTCTCTGTCATGCGTCCAGTAACCCTGTCATAGTACAACCCACAGGCAGGGCCAGTCAATCCACTGAAGCGATTCTTCAGAACCCTGACTCGTGTTGTGTGACGCTCTTTCAAGTCCTCAGCCTGTCCGTTACGCTCCAGGCCTAGCACCATGTCAGACAACTGACCAATCGAACCTGAGCCTCGTAGTGCAGACAGAGAGGTGCTTGCTCCTTCCTCGTGTCCCTTGCCATCAGGACGCTTGAGATGCGAGACACAAAACAAAGCAATGCCAGTCTCTTGCACAATCATTCGCAGCTTGGTCATGATTTCATCCAGTGCCTTTCGCTCGTCACCATTCTCCTGAGCTGAGACAACAATTGATACATGGTCCAGGAAAATAAACTTACAGTTCAGCGCCTTCGCCATGAACCTAACCCTGCTGATGATGTTATCAATTGCAGTAGATCCGAAGTGATCAAACAGATAGACACGCCCAGTACCTAGCGTAGCATCGAATGCTTCACGCAGCTCGTCCTGGCTGGTCTCAATGTCTGGTAGGTGCAGTGGCTTATTAGCTGCCAAGCTCATCAAGCTCTTGGCTGTGCGTTTAACCGACTCTTCGAGGAACAATAGACCAATGTTATCCTGGCTGCTGTTCAAAATATGATAAACAATTTCTCGAAGAAACTGCGACTTACCTAGGCCAGAGCCTGCAGTGATCGTCACCATCTCACCAGACCTGATACCATAGGTAAGGTCATTCAACCCAGCAAACGGATAGAGTACATCTGCTCTCTCCACTGGCTGATTAACCACATCCCAGAGCACAGAGCCATCGATGATTCCGTCTGGTGTGAATCGTTCAGCTCTCCACCACAGGTTTACAAACTCAGCTACCTGCTCTGCCTGCTTCATCGTTGTCAAAACAGATGACGATATTCTCGAAGCTGTCGAGCCACTCATAATTCGCCTTGATATCTTGTGCTGCATTGCCTGCACCATTCCTAACAGAAACCACAGGATACTTAGAACCCAGCATCTGATACGCTGCCGCAGCGTCAAACTCTCCCTCTGTGATGGTGACATACTTGCCTCCCTTAGTGAATAACTGCTGCCCAAACAGAGTTCCTTTGGGCCAATCGCCTTCAATGCTGAATCGCTTATCAGCAATCTGTCGCTTCTTGAAAGCTACCAGATCATCGCCAGAGTAGTAAGGAAAATAATAGCTACCACCTTTAATGCCAATGCCATATTCGAGGCAAGTGTCCCTTGTGAGACCACGCTCCTTGATTGACTCGTATTGTAGTTCGTGTACATTGCTCAACCTTGTACTCACTTTTGTTAGTGTTTGCATCACATCATCATCCTTCTTATTCCTTGTTGCTTTGCCACAACTAAAGCACCTGCTACCCCAATCGTAGTAGGTCAGTGCGTCTGAGCTACCACAATCAGGACAGGGCTGATGCGTCTTTAACTGCTCACCCATCACTTTGCTCCTGGTCTAACAAACCATAAAGGACATACTTGTACCGTACAATTCTTAACCTCGTTGACATCTCCGCAGCAGCAGTCAAAGCACTTAGCATTGATGCTCTTGCGTAAAGAAGTCTTGTCTTCCTGCCACACTTCTACTGGCGTGCGCTTAGTAACCTTGATGCCGCTAGCCCTCTTTGTTGCCAGGACCTGTCTCGCCTTCTCTAATCTCTCTGATACTGTGTTCACGATAGTATTCCTTCTTTTTGTTTGGGACAATACGCATTCTGTACTTTGGTGTACGCAAGTCTCTAGCTATTGGGTTGGGTCTCCTTTTCTTTTTCATAACTCTTATTCCTTAATTGTATCATGTCTTTTAGCATATGGTCAAGTGGATATTTCAGGGACAGAGCAGCAAAATCTGAGACAGTAAACCAGTAGTGAGCTTCTTCGCCTGTCTCTGCAATGAATCTTGCTTGGTCATCTTCCATCTATTTAGTTCCTTATAAGATAATTATTAATAATCATACTACTTAGTATCTAAATAGTATTGTAGCATGATAATTATTAAATGTCAAGCAATGAATCTAAGCCACAATGAGAATCATTATCATCTACATAATCCTCGTCATGAGCTAAGTCTTCTCGCTCAATAGTTTGTAAGTCATCACTAACAGATGCGAAGCAATGATTACAGAGATCAGTCTGTCAATGCTGCATTGCATGATAAACATCTCATGTCTTATTCCTTTCGTTGTGTAGGTCAATCATCAGCCTTGAGATATGCTCTTCAGCAATCCGTAGGTCATTCTCTAGTCGTTCCATCCTGGCACGCATCATAAAGTTCTCACGCTCAAGTTCAGCAATGACGCTACTTTCATCCATTCCATATGGCAACTCCACCTCATAAGGGACACCCGAAACTCTAGTCTTCATCTCTGTCGCTCCTCATGCTTATCAAAATCGCAAGCAATAAAATCGCAAGCAATAACCCCAGGTCAACCCAGGTCATCATCGCATCGCCTCCATCGTCAGGCCGACATTGCCAAGGGCATAGCCCAGGAAAGCGATTCCCAGGCCATGATGCCCCTTGATCAATAGGTCCACCGACACCACTAAGTACACTAACCCTATGACAGCTATCAGAGGTCCAGCCATGTTATCCCCCAGTCTTCGGTGCTTGTCTTCCTGGGGAATTTCTCGTTCAACATTTTCACTGCAGCTCGTGTGCTGTCTGGTCCGCACCACCTGATCAACTCTTCCAGCTCCTCGTGCATATCCTTGTAATCGGAGTATCTCCAGCGCAGCTCAATAATGTCAGCGCACAAATACGCCTCATCGAATTGCATATCCCTGATGACCTGCTCAAGCTCTGCTACCTTTTCCTCAAGGCGGTCTACTTCCTGATTGTGGGCATCGATATGCACCCAGTCTTCCTGGCCTATATAGCTCATGATTTCAGCTCCTCTAAAGTCTCTTCGATAATCTGCCTGATGTTATCAGCTAGCACTGGCCTAGTCTCTGCCAGCTCTGAGAAAAGTAGTCCTAGCTGATATGGTGTCAGGTCCATGATGTACTGCAGTGTTTCCTTCACTTCGATATCCATTAAAACCCCATTGCAGCTACACGCTGCTTTAATTTGAGCTGAGCTGGTGTGTGCTCTACGCTGTGCCATTCGCCAGCTACTAGGACCTTAGAAATGTCATGCGAGTACACGCTGCCCATTTCTGTAAAATCCCCATACACTGTTGCCATGCGAGTATTGCCACGCATATTGTCTTCGATCATAGCTTTCCAGCCATTGCTTAGCATTACGATACTGCCTTTTTTCAAGTCATTAGTTTTCATGTCAAGCTCCAATTAAATTGATGACAAAGCGATTGTACCGAAAAAGATAATAACAAACAGTAAAGCCCCTACAATTGAGTCAACTATTTCTCTCATATTACCCGCCATGCATTGCGGACCCTAGTCCTGGCCCCTATAGGCCCTGCGTCATGCACCACGCCATTAATTACTGCGAATGCGTGATTGTGGCTACACACAACCCAGCGCCCTGATTTGTGCTGCGCAACAAATTGAGCTAGCGTGGGCGCTTCCCATGATGAGAATCTATATTCTGATATATGGTTCAGTATGCGAGACATAATCGAAGTACAGGTCCCTCGCTTGTCTCGCCTGCCTGCTGCCTTGTATCGTGCATGGATATCCGCATATGGTAAACCCATAGCAATTGAGCTGGCGCGTACTGCGCAGTCCCTGCTCTCCCATTCTATTGACCTGGGATTGTCTGCCTTGAATCCAATCGATCTACTCATTGCTCTCTGCCTCCCAAAGTATAATGCGAAGCTCTGCCAGCTCATCGCATAGGTTCCCATACTCCCTAGCATAATCCCAGGGATCAATGCCTGCCGCATCAGCCTTAAATTCGATTGCAGCTACCTGCTGCTGCAGGTCTTCCGCTTGTTGCCATAGGTTCACTATTTGATCCTCCAAGGTTTCATTATTTGCACGACAGCGCCCAGGGCAAATAGTAGCCCAGCTATTTGAAACGCAAGCCAGTAGTCCATTTTCAAATTCTCCCTTCAGTGTTGATGGTACGATACATTCGAAACGCTAGCGTCCCAGCAAGCCCTGCAGCTCTGGCACTTGTTACCCTGCTGCTGAGCTGGGCAACTATACCCTTGAGCTGCTGCCCTGGCGTGTACTGTGCTGGTGTGCTGAAACCCTGCAGGCGCTGCTGAGTCGATCATAGCAGCCGATACTCTGACCACAAGGTTAGCGGGAAAGCTGCCAAAGCTGCGTTGATACTGCAGGACCAGTGCCTTTTCCCTTGTTGGTAACCAAAATGACACAGCAGGCAGTGCCTCGGCCACCTTCACAATGTTCAACAAGTGTTGGAAACTTTGAAGGTCCCCGCTATCGTGCCACCTGAAAAAGGTCTCGCCAGAGCTGCTGATCAAGTACACCATGGCCTCGGTCCATTGTGGATGGTCTAGCCCTGCAGCTCGCTTGGCATGGGCTGCCTTCACGCTGGGGTACTGATAATTCGCCTTCAGGGCATAGCAGCCGCTGCAGGTACTGCCCTCGATTTTCGCTAGAGCTGCGCCCACCTTACACAAGGCAGCGGAAATGCCGTAAGACAGCCCAGGCATTTTAGAGGGTTTACCCAAGCTGCCAGTGATCTTGATCGCTGCTGCCTTGCTGCGTATAGGTCCTGCTAGTGTCATTGTGCTCATGGTTACTGTCTCCAGGTTAGTAAACTGTACATTCTAGGGTTCAGGGTATACCTAAGCCCTAGGTCTACAGTCTAGCCCAGCTTTACTATAGCGTGATCAGTAGCAACAAGGTTTATTCGATTGTTTCGGACCTTGATCACTGGACCATATGCGAGCTGGACCTTGCTGCTAATGTACCCTGGCTGCAGGACCTTGCCATTTTTGCGCTGCCCATTGTCCAGGTAAATTGTCAAGAATCGGCCCTGGCGATTGTCCAGGGTTTTACGGCTGCTGATAGCTTTTTTGATTGCGTTGAAAAGGTTCATTGTTTTCTCCTGGGTTAGTTAAACTGATTCGATCATGCCTGATAAAGCTATTACGTGCCAGCGCCGTCCGTCTGAGCTAGCTGCGCTCATGATTTTAACAGTGCTGCCGTCCTTTTTGGTAAAGCTAGCTGTCACAATTCCATCGCCCCTGGTGACAGTGAGACCTTCAGGGAACGATTCGATCAGCTCCTCGAGCTGTCTGGTACTGAGTAGCTCTGGTAATGATTCCATGTTGCGCTGCGACATACTGCCTCCTGGTGTGTTGTTGAGTCTCTGATTATCCAGGTTTTGG